TTAGTCGTCTCTTTGAGTTCTTAAAAACTTGATATATTGTTTTATCTGTTCCAACTCTTCCTCTGTGAGATCTTCGGTGGCGTGAAAGGCGAGCGTGTCTGTATGGTGCCTAACGTTTGTTTCGCCAAGAAGGAAATCTACTGAAATATCGAAAAACTTGGAAAAGGCTTTTAAAATATCTGGATTAGGATAGCTAACACCATTTTCATATGAAGAAATGGCTTGTTTTGAGAGATTGAATTTCATTCCAAACTCTGCTTGTGTTAATCCAGCGCGCTTCCGTTCGTTTTTCAATCTACCTTGAAAATCCATAGTAATCACCTACCCTGTCTATAATTATAGTCAAAAATATATGGACTTTCATTAGTAAAATAAGAAAAATGTGGATAATCCACTAAAAATAGAAAAAACTATTGACAGTACATCATTGATGGACTATATTTGTAATTGAAGTACATTGTTAATGGATTGGAAGGAGGTTATACCTTGAATTATGGCAAAGTAATTAAAGCATTATGCAAAGTGAATGGAATTACAATGTCGAAACTTGCCGAGGAGCTCGGGAAAAGCAAACAGTATATTTCTGCATTAACAAATGGGACGATTCGCTTAAGGTATGAAATGGCGGTGCAGATTGCAGAAGTATTTGATACTACACCGGATGACATATTTCTACGAAATGAGGACTCGAACTCTGAAGAGGAGGACAATGGCTAATTTCAGTCGCATCGATGCAAACTACCAGGAACTTGAGAAATGCCCCCGCTGCCATTGTGAGATCCAGCAGGGTGACACCCATTGCTTCCGCTGTGGATTGCTTCTTGATCCAGTGGTTATCTGGATGATTGGAAAGAGTAAAAAGTGAGGTGTATTAATTGGAGAACAATGTGGTTGAAGCAATCAATGAATTACGGTTTCATCGTGCATCGAAAATCGGAAAAATGCGTAGCATATATGATTTATCAAATAGTGAAAAACGTGAATTTAACATTCAGGAGAAGTCGAAGTATGAAGAGTTATCAGAGGATATTAAAACGATGGACCGTGAGTTGTTCGTTTTGGAAATGCTGAAAGTATTATTTGAAAAGTTTAGTTGTGGAAGTAAAGTTGATTTCGAAATGATGGACCAAGTTGATTTGGAGAAACCATATCGAGATCTAGAAGAATTGGACAGAAAGTCAAAAGGCCAGATAGAGATCAATCTCGATAGTCAAGTAGTGCAGGAAAAACCTGATGAGTGCCCTGCCTGCCATGGATCAATTGATGATGACACTAATTATTGCACGGGATGCGGTCAACAAATTAATTATCGAGTTGTTAGATGCAAATGCGGCTATTTGAATTCTTCAATGTCCAACCACTGCAAGCGTTGCGGGGTGGTTCTGGATCCAGTGGTTGCTTGGATGATTGAAAGGAGAGAAGAAAATGAAAGCATGCGTTAAGTGCTGTGCAACATGCAAATGGAGAAAAAAGAAAGGCGAGTTCTATGTCTGTCATAACCCGAAAAGCTCACTTGTGAGAGCACATGTCGAAAGATATCATTTATGTGATTATTGGGAAGATAAATACGCAGAAAGAAAATGTCCTGATTGTAAAGGACCAGTGAAAGAAGGCCAGAATTTCTGTACAAATTGCGGCCTTCAGATTAACTATCAAGTTACTAAGTGTGAATGTGGTTATCTAAACCAGTCCACTGATCGGTATTGCCAAAAATGTGGAGCGAAGCTTATTCATCCTCTGGATGAACATATGGTTTGATCAGTCCTTCTTCAAAATAGACCGTTGGAGAGCCGCAAACACTGCAGAAGCATTCATCTTCTTCAAGTGGATTATCTCCTCCGTTATGAGTTTGGCAGCTTTCATTAGTGCAGAAATTTGAATCTAATTCATGACCACAATTACTGCAGTGATCGTAGTTGTCCGGATTTTCGTGTCGGCACTTGATACATGTACTCATTTAATCACCACCTTTCATAGAAATTAGTGTTGGGCCACTACTTCTACGATAACCTTCTTGGTGATGAAATTCAAGATAATGGAAAGAACGGCCACTAGGAATGACCGTAAATGAGAGGTGAGAAATGTTATTGTACAAGATTGATCAGAGGGCGAATCTAATCACAGAAGAGATGAGACGTATAGCTAGAGAAATTTCAAGAGATATTGCGGAGATGGTTAACCAAGGGCACGATCTTGATGAATTAATCCTTGAGGGGAGATTGCATCTTCGGCGGTCCCTGGATGAGCTTTGTGAAGCCCTTCTAGTTTAAGTGTACAGGATAATGAACTGATATTTCGCCGGATTGTTACCGGTTGAATAAATACTATTTGAGGTGATTATATGTCGTTTTCAAATGAACTAATGATTCAAAGAAAAAGAAGTGGTATGAGTCAAAATGCTTTGGCCATGGCTATTGGGGTTACACAGTCGACAATTTCTGATTATGAATCAGGCCGTGATGTTCCCCAGAATAATGCATACAGGATGACCCGGATATTGAAGAGTGATCGGCTTCTTGCTGTGCATTGCTTCGAATATAAAACAGGATTTTTCAATGTACCGGTGTTGAATCGAGTCGATGACCACAATGTAGTTGGCATGGGAATTTTGATCGAGGAAGCTGCAGAACTGATTTCAAATATTGAACGGTTACGGAAGCTGGTAGTGAACAAAAGGGATCGACGAGAGTTCAATAAGAATGAATGGGAAAGGGTCCAGCAACATGAAGAGCAGATTTTGGATATTATGCCGGCAATCCAGATGCACTTGATTGAAATGTCTGAGGTTTTTGGGTTAGATCTGCATGATCTGGAGTATCGGCTAGAGCAGAAAATGAGTCGAAAAGGCTATTACAAAAAATCATGATAGGAGGAAAAATGAATGAATAATCAAGCACCGCGTTTGATCACTATTAAAAATGCTGCGGAAATTATGGGCAAGTCTGAAATGTTTGTCCGGATTGGATTGCGACGGGGACTACTGCCGTTTGGGGTGGCTTGGAAGATGCCAGGCTCATCAAGTTACAGCTATTATATTTACCCGAATAAATTTCAAGAGTTTGTAGGTGGTCTTGAAGGGGATGTCGGAGAGGGTGCTGCGGATATTATCTTTGAGAGCGATCCGGCATGAATCGACCACTTAGTGGGCCTGAAGTACACTTTCAATTCGGATCCTATTTTTCATCAGTTGCATGCGAGCTGATCTCTTGGAGTTTGAATTTGAGGCATGCTGCCGAACGTATTGAGAAGCGTTACAGAACAGCATATGGGATTTCATTGGAGTACATGACAAAGAGGAAGTATGGAGAAAAAGGTTGCAGGCAAATTGGTAAGCCACCGTGGTTTTTGAATTTACCAGAGAGACCTTAGTTGAATTAATAGTGAGGTGAAATTGATGAACAAGTATAGAATCCCATACGATCCAGAATTACATGATATGCATCAGAAGGCTTGGAGTGAGGAAGATCTAATGTATCTTTGTTCAATGTATGAAAACACAAAGGGAGCTGATTTAGCATTATCTCTGGGCAGAACGCACGCCACAGTAATGTCAAAAGCGTATTACTTGAGAAAAGCAGGATTGTTTGAGAATTATAAACAAAGAGGGAAAGCGATGTAAAAGGAGGTTCATGATGAACGACAATCTGAAAGAAAGAAAAAGAGTATCTTGGACGAAAGCCAGAAGACCAACTGCGACCAAATCATTGGTAATTCCATGCTTAGTGATCCTGATCGTCATGCTGACTATTATTGGAGCAATGCAACATAAGGTGATTAGTGAGTACCAGGAGGCAGTAGTTTTGCTTGATGAGAGCAGTGAGTACCAGATGGTCCTTATTGACGATTTAAGAGCAGAGAATGAATCACTGAGAGATAATGTAAGCTTCTCGGAGCAAACGCTTAATGTGGTCGATTTGGACTATATTCAGGAGATTCCCGAAGGTGTAGACTTGCGGATCCGGTTAGTGCTTCAGGCATTAGGAGGAGAATAATGAAGAACACATTAACAGATTTGAACAATTATTTATTTGAGACATTGGAACGGTTGATGGATGACGAGTTGTCTGACAAGGAAATGGGAAAGGAAATTACTAGAAGCCAGGCAGTATCAGCAGTGGCTACCAATGTCGTTAAGAACGGGGAGCTGGCTTTGAAAACGATGCAGCATCTTCATAAACACGGTTTCGATTCAGCAGATGAGTCTTTGCCACCGATGCTGGAGGCGAAGGTATGAAAAAATACCCGAAAGAAGTTAAAACGTTTATTGAACAGCATGTGAAGGGAACCACGACAAGTGACTTGGTTGAGCTTGTGAACGCGGAATTTGGTCCGATATTCACTAATGAAAAGATGAAGGCATTCAAGCACAATCATAAATTAAAAAGTGGAACTCCATCGCATCCGAAAGCAGGGAGCCCGACGAAGCTTTATTCAAAAAATGTGAGAGCATATATTACCAAGAATCATGATGGAATTTCAATTATGGATATGACCGATTTATTGAACGAGACTTTTGGAAAGCAATACACCTATAAGCAAATAGGAGCTTTTTATAAGAATAACAAAATTAGGTGTGGTGTAGATTGCAAGTTTCAAAAGGGTGGTGTGCCGCAAAATAAAGGCAGAAAGGGCTATCATGCTCTAGGGAGTGAGAAAGGTTGGTTCAGGAAAGGTAATAGGCCTATTAATCATAAACCTGTTGGCACTGAGGTTATACAAGGCTATGGATATACATGGGTTAAGGTTGATGAACCCAATGTGTGGATGCAGAAGCATAGATTGATTTGGGAAGAAGAAAACGGAAAAGTTCCTGAGGGTTCAATTGTAACGTTTCTTGATGGAAACAAGCAGAATATTACTTTAGAAAATCTCGCACTTATTACAAAGGCTGAATCACTGGAGCTGACGAGATCGGATCTTAGAAGTGAAAATGCAGAATTCACTGAAACTGGAATATTGATAGTAAAAGTGAAGAGAGCCCGGGTTATGAACCAAAAGAAAAAAGACCCGCACAGCAATGCGGATCCAACGAGTATCTGACTAAAAATATCTCTATTTAATTATATCAGATTCGCTTCTGTAAGTGAATAGAGAAAGCGAAGGGGGAAAGGGTTAATGAAGCATGTAGACATGTTGAGAGAGGACTGGGCAAAGTATTGCGGGGCCAATTACAAGAAGTATCGTGAGAAGATTGAGGCATTGAACATGAGAATTGAAGCATTGAGGATTGAGCGTAGTGTTAGCGTTGAGAATCATGAATACAACGATGTGGAAACAAAGGACGAAGAAATTGAGATTGTCAAAACCCTATTGGAAGAGTGTTTCCCAATCAATTTTGATAAGTATGTTAAAAGAGAATTTGCCAAGGATTTTAAGACGATTGTTGGAACCGGGAAATTAACAAAAGAAGATCGATTGTTTTTTAAGATCTACTTCTTTAGAGAGTATCTTGGATTCAGAGTAAATGATGTTATGAAAAAGTTGAAGATCAGTCCTAAAAGGTACTACGACACATACAATTTGGGGATGGGTTTATTCTTCCCAGGGGACAATAATGAAGAACTTTCAGAGGTAGGGTGATGACATGGCGCGACCGATAAAATTAGGCATAGAGTACTTCAGTCTGGATGTACTACCGGATGAAAAGGTGGAATACATCGAGACATTATATGAAGCAGAAGGTTTTTATCTCTGGATCAAACTTTTACAGCGGATATACTCGAGTGGCTATTTCATTAAATGGTCAAAGTTTCACTTAGCTTCTATGAAGAAACAGACAGGGATCCAGATGGATAAGATCGAAGAGATTCTTGCCAGCTGCCTAGAGGTTGGTTTATTCAATCAGGAACTCTATGATCAGTATGGAATTATCACTTCCAGGGGGATCCAGAAGCGGTTTTATATGGCGGCACAGAAGCGAAAAGAGATTGAGATCATTCCAGAATACGTGCTTCATGACAAGTTATTGCGGTGGTTTGACGGTGATAACACGGAAGAAACCCTACAAAAAGCAGACGAAAACCCAATGAGTGAAGGAGTTAATTCCGAAGAAACCAAGGAAGAAGAACCTAAACCGGAGGGTTATTGCGGAATTAATGCGGAAGAAACCCCACCTGATGAAGAGTTACCGGGGGGTAACGGAAGTGTTTCCGCAGAAGATTGCCGACTTAATGACGTCCAAAGTACACAAAGTAAAGTAAAGGAAAGTAAAGTAAAGGAAAGTAAAGTAAAGGAAAGTAAAGTAAAGGAAAGTAAAGAGAAAAAGAGTAAAGCGCGCAAACCCTCTCCACCTAAAATTGCCTATGCTGAAAACGTGAAAATGACGGAAGATCAATATCAAAAACTCGTGGAGGAAGTGGAGGTGTCAGGAGCGAAATGGGTGATTGATTATCTGAATAATTACAAGATCGGTAATGGCAAGAAGTACAAGAGCGATTACCACGTGATGCGGAATTGGGTGATCGGCGCATACAGAGAGCGTTTAGCTAAAGGCCAGATACCATCTGAAAGGAGTGAGGTGAATGACAGCGTTGAATCAGATCTTGCAGAACGGGATTGGAATCAGTTCTGATCGGCAAGCTGTACATGCAAAAACACAGAGTCAGTATAAATGTCCGATTTGTCATGATTCGGGTTGGGAGATTATCATCAAGGATGATGGGCGGGAAGCATGCAGACCATGTGAGTGTTTGAAGCGCAAGAAGGCAATCAGTGCTTTGAAGGGTTCAGGGATTGCAGAGGCTTTTCAGGATCGTACCCTGGATAATTACATCCCAAAAAATGAGGTTCAGGAAGTTGCATTGAGTCGATCAAAACGGTTTGTTGAGATCTTTGGAAAGTATGACAACATGCATATGAATTTTATGCTAATGGGACAAAATGGCGCTGGGAAAACACATTTATCTGTCGGAATAGCAAACGCATTGATCAAGAAAAATGTGTTGGTGCGTTATGTAACATTTCAGGATTTGCTTGCTACATTTGCAAACGCCAAGAAAGAAAAGGATCTGTACAAAGTGATTAACCAGTACAAGGACGCTGAGCTTTTGGTAATCGACGATATCTTCAGGACGACGATCCGAGAGTGGAATGGTCAGAAGAATCCCTTGATGAGTCATATTGACACGATGTTTCAGATCATTGATTATCGCTATTTCAAGAAAAAGGGGATTGTGGTTACCTGCGAGAAAACGATTGAAGAGTTACGAAATATGGATCGAGCAATTACAGGACGATTGGTTGAGTATGCCCGTGGCAACATCGTCGAATTCAAGGATCCAAAGCTGGATCACAGGTTCTATGGCCGGTAGATTAATTAACTGTGCTGCATGTAATCGATCGGTGAGAAATACAGATTTGATTGTGATCGGAGGCAAGGCATTTTGCGGGAGGTGCCTGAAGCGGATTCACATAAAGGGCAGAGGTATTTCAGGTTGGTATTACATGCATTTGAAAAAGCGGATCTTTGTTGAGTATTGGGATGGTCATGATCGAGTGGTTGAGGAATTTGGGATGGATGAACTTGTGGTCGGAAGAAGGACCCAGCGACAGATGGAGCAGGAGGAAGAGCGATATGCATAAATTAGAATTTGATGCACCGGCACTGTACAGTTATCAGATGCGATTGAGTCCGGAAATGGTGTTGTACAAGTCGGAGGATAATGGCAAGATTATTCTCTATGATGAGGGAGCGAAGAAGATGCTGGAAGTTGATCCGAAGTCGCTGAAGATGGTGAAAGGGGCGAAGTGATATGCAATGGAAAATTTCCTGTTGGAATAGTAAATGTAAACAGTATTATGAGGACTCTTGCATGAATCCGAAGAAATGCATCCAATTGGATCAAGAGGGTAAATGTATGGATTTTGAAAAGGGGAAAAATGAAGCCTATCAGGAGGATTAGATGTGGAAGATTTTAAACCGATGGGAATGAAAGAAATCGGAAGAATAGAATTTGAAATAATCTGCATGACAGAAAAATTAAGAGAACAATGCAGAAGAACGAAATATTGTGAAGGATGTCCGATATCAACTGGCGAGTGTTGCCCGATAAGTCATTTGATAAAGGCGACGGACATAATGAAAATCAATGCGAAAAAAGATTTTGTAACTAAAGAGAGGGTGATGGAAGAGGAGTTGAGAGCGAATTTGACCAATCAGTTGATACTGGTGAATGGACATGACTTGAGTGATCCGATGGTTCAAGAAGACTTACTTAAGTTGAATGATGAAATGAAGAAAACTTTGGGGATTAGTAGTCTTGGGATTTAATTGGAGGAGAAGCTATGGTACCAGTGAAAACAGAAACAAGTGATATTGTGTTCAAAAAAGAAGGTGCTGGTGATCTACCAGCGACGAAATGTACGATGAACGATGGTGTATCACCATGCTATGAAACGGTATGGGAGTTGACTCCCTTTGAGAAAAATCAAGTTATTGAGAATGGCAAGATCTACTTGTATTTGGTTGGTCAGACAGTTCAACCTTGCTTTATAACAACGGAGTCAGCGATTATTGTGAATGAAAATAAGGGCGGTACAAAATAATAAATGGACGGTGAGAGATGCCAAGACAGATTGAAAAGAGACAGAAAATAGAGGACAGACTAATTGAGTATATTCGGGCAACTTTATCAACAGTCGAAGCCCAAGGGCGATTGGATCACTTCGATATTTCGATAAGTGTTCACCAGGGAACTTTGAGTTACAACCTGAATTTGAAAGAGAGAGAAAAAATAACATAGCAGTCCTACCGGACATGCCGGCGGACACTTCTGAGTAACATACAGGAGTGTCTTTTTTTATTGTGAGGGGAGAGAAAAGATGGAATTTGTGAAATGTTATCAGGATCTATGCAGAGAGATTGAAATATATGAAATGCGGCTTGAGTCACTCATCGCCCAGAAGGATGCGATTGTGGATGGGTGGTTGAAGCCGATCAGTGATATTTCTGGAATCGATTATACGGCACCCAGGGTGCAGGAGAATCATTGTAAGTTGGATATGATGGAGCATTTACCTCATATTGAAGCGTTGGAGAAGGATGTTGAGAAGTATCAGTTGCTACTGGAGAAGGTTAAGGAATGTCAAAAAATTATTGAGGAACGGATAAGCAATATGAATGGAATTGAATATAAAATAGCTTATATGAGAGTAATTGAAGGGAAAAACTTGAAAAAAATTGCAAAAGAGTTAAACTATTCTTATGGATATATAAGAAAAAATACTATAAATTTAAATTTGAAAGGATGACGTAAGATGAAAGACAATAAGATTAGATTTTCTGGAAGTACAAGAGACTGGGTTATTGTGGCAGTAATTATTTTAGGGGCAGTATTAATGTATTGTAGTGTACAAATAAATTATAACGATCACACGATTGCTGCAGTGAATCTGGTGGTTGGATTTATATCGGCATCAACGGTCGCAATACTTGCATTTTCAACATATGACTTGAGTACGGAGATTCAAAAAAAAGAGAATAAGGTAAAAACGGTTAGAGCGAATGTTGGTTTGGAAATTTGGAAAGATCAATTTGATTGTATTAGGGAAATTATTGAAAAACTTGAAGCCGTTTACAATAAAACGGATAAAATTTCTGAGAATGAGCTTGATGAGTATATTGGTCGATTTGCAGATTTATTTATATCTCGAGCGGAATTTCAAAAAAATATTGAAGATTTAGTTATTGCTGAACAAGGTTCTAAAATTAGTAAAGTAAAAGAAATTTATGAAAAGTCAAATCAATTGAAAGGTGTTATTGATTCAAAATTAAAGAAAACTGGAAGCACTCCTTATATAGACTTAACTAGAATTATTAAGAACACTTCAACTGATTCAAAGTATACTGACGATTTCTACGGAAAACAAAAAAAAGACATTAATGAGATTCTAGATATTTTTATAGAAGTATGTGATTGAAAATATGGAACAATTAGGGAACAATTGTTGATGCAAAACTGTTGTATTATGGTATTGAGGAGAATTGCATAGAGCAGTTCTCTTTTTGTATATTATTTCTGGGTAATAGTAGTGAATATTTATTTCTATTTAGTTTATACATAGTGTAGAAACTCTTATAATGATATGATTTAATGATAGTAAGTTGAATTATAGGAGGACATTATGAAAATAAACAAGCAAGATGCTTTTATGGCAGGATTCGTTATATTATTTTACGCTCTAAGTGTTATTGGTCTTGCTTTGGTTGGGAAGCCAAATGGGAGTTCGATTTTATTTAATGCAATTGAAGTTAGTGCTACAATAATTCTTGGAATTATTGCAATCAGTATTAGTCTTAAGCAAACTATAATTTCTGAGGAAATGAAGGTATTAGCTGAAAAACAGACATTGATATCGGAGGATCTAAGGCTGATTAATATTCTAGAGGAAATAAGCAAGCAAATTGAAATTCTCGAGGAAGTCGATGAATATCTTCAAAAGCTCGCAATGGCATTTTCATTATATCCATTATTAACTGCGCAGAGACGAATTTATAATATGCCGCTTGAATTCCAACATGATCTTATGCTCAAGAGCAAAAGATTTATTGATATTGATAGAGATAGATTTAATGTGCTTAAGGAATCATTAATAAGGCAACATTTGAAATGGCTTAATGCAAAGGGGGAAGAAGGCGAAGATATGGACTTCTCGCGGGGCAAAAGGAATATTAAAGAGTTATTAGAGCCTATCAATTACAAACTGGAAGAACTAAATTCTAGGAAAAAAACGATAGAAGATAGATGGTAAGGTATGGAAATCTGATTAAAATACGGAGGTGCGTTTTGGCAGCAGCAAATCCAATCCGCGACAAGCGGGTACTGAAAGACATTACTGGATACTTGAAGATGCAGAGCGAACGGGATTATATTCTCTTTATGATGGGGATCTATTCCGGGCTTCGGATCAGTGACATCCTGAAGCTGAAGGTGTCGGATGTTAGGAACCAAGACTACTTCATGGTGACCGAGCAGAAGACGGGGAACATCCGAAAGATCATAATCAATCCGGAGCTGAGGCGAGAGATTGCCTTATATGTGTTGGATAAGGATAATGAAGATTATCTGATTCGGTCCCGGGAGAACTACAACAACCCGATAAGCAGGCAACGCGCTTATCAAATCATCACAGAAGCTGGAGAAAAGTATGGTGTTCGATTGAGTACGCATAGTATGCGGAAAACATTCGGGTACCATTTTTATTTGCAGTGCGGCGAGAGGAATGCATTGCCGGTCTTGATGAAGATCTACGGGCACAGGAGTGAATTGCAAACATTGGACTACATTGGAGTGGAACAGGACTATATCGATACATCGTTGAGAAACTTTAGATATTGACCTGTTTTTATATTTTTTTCTGTTGAGTTAGTCGAAACGGGTAGCTTGTTAAACCGTGTTTTTTCGACAGGGGGAAAGCTACTGATATGACTGGGGTTGAATACTTTTTAATGAATTTAACAATTCCTTAGATACGAGAAACTCAAATAGGTGTTAGGAAAACACATTCAACCCCAGTAACCATGCGGTCTGTCCTATGATTGAAGAGGTGATTTTAGGAAAATGACAAGAAGATCATTGAAACCATGTGCCAAGATCGGGTGTAAGAACCTCACTTCAGGCTATTATTGTGAGGAACACAAGGCAGAAAAGAAAAAGGTAAAACGACAAAAGGATAAACAAAGACCATCGGCAAGCCAGCGAGGATATGATCATCGTTGGCGCAAGGCTCGAAGGTCTTTTTTATTACGGAATCCACTATGTGCTCGGTGTGCAGCCATTGGAATCGTTCGACAGGCGACAGTTGTTGACCACATCATCCCTCATAAGGGAGATCCAGGCTTGTTCTGGGATGTGAGTAACTGGCAACCGCTCTGTGAGGAATGCCACAACGTCAAGACTGCAACCGAGGATGGTGGTTTCGGTAGATAGGTAGGGGGGTCTGAATCTCTACAACGGTTCCGAAGGGGACCGTTGGGTGAGCCTTCAGAAACGTGCCCGCGAATTAGAATAGGAGGGGTATAAATGGGACAACCTGGAAGAAAACCAAAACCAACAGCTTTAAAATCACTTCAGGGGAATCCCGGGAAGCGTCCCTTGAACAATAATGAGCCGGAGTTTGAGAAATATGAGTTAGATGCGAAAGGAACGATCAAGCCACCAGTGTATTTGGATAGCTTGGCCAAGAAGGAATGGAAGCGGATTGCTCCGATTCTTCATAAAGTTGGATTGTTGACCAAGGCGGATGAAGCAGCACTGGCCGCGTACTGCGCAAACTTCTCTCGCTGGGTGCAGGCTGAGAAGTTGGTAAAAGAAGCCGGTCTAACATATGAGTCGGACAAAGGGAATGTTATTCAGAGGCCTGAAGTTGGGATTGCGAATACTGCGATGAAGTTGATGGTGACTTTCTGCAAAGAGTTCGGATTGACTCCGAGTTCTCGAACATCTTTGTCAATGGAGCAGGCGGAGAAAATGGAAAGCCCCTTTGTTAGTTTCTTAAAGGGTGGTCAAGTTGGATAGAACCAGCAAGTATGCCAGGGAAGTATTAGCCGGCAATATTCCGGCCAACAAGTTGGTGAAGTTGGCATGCATGCGACATATGAATGATCTGAAGAAGTCGGTTCGAAAGAAGTATCCGTATAAGTTCGATAAGGAACTTGCGGATCGAGCGATTAACTTCTTCCCATTTCTAAAACATACTACAGGTGAGTGGGCTGGCCGGCCAATTGAGTTGGAACTCTGGCAGTGTTTTATTATTGGATCTGTATTTGGATGGGTTCGTAAGTCTGATAGAATCCGCAGGTTTCGGACGGCTTATGTCCAGGTACCCAGGAAAAATGGCAAGTCAACTTTGGCTGCCGGCATTGCACTCTATGGTTTGCTGGCAGACGGGGAGGCCCGGGCGGAGATCTATTCAGCTGCAACCAAGCGTGACCAGGCAAAGATTATCTTCGAGGAAGCCAAGCGGATGGTTTTGACTTCCGATGAACTCAAGAAGATTGTTGATGTCTATAAGCTTAACCTTAGTGTTCCGGATACCTTCAGCAAATTTGAGCCATTGGCTTCAGAGGCAGACAGCCTCGATGGATTGAATGTGTACTTTGCTTTGATCGATGAGTTGCATGCACACAAGACGCGTGAACTTTGGGATGTCCTTGAAACTGCCACCGGTGCAAGACGCCAACCGTTGATGTTTCCGATCACTACGGCCGGATTTAATCACAACGGCATTTGCTATGAGCAGTATGAATATTCAACCAAGATTCTGAACCATACCGCCGGCATGGAAGATGATCGGTACTTTGCATATATTGCGCAGATGGATCCGGAAGATGATTGGCGGGATCCGGAAACCTGGGCAAAGGCGAATCCGAACCTTGGGGTCTCAGTGAAACTGGAAGACCTGGAAGCAAAAGCGAAAAAAGCCAAGGAGATCCCCGCGGCGCAGAACAACTTCTTGTGCAAGCATTTGAATGTTTGGGTGAACAGTGAAGTGCGCTGGATGGATATGGAGAGGTGGCGCAAGTGCCCAACACTTACTGAAGAGGAAGTGAAGGCGCTTAAGCTAGAAGAACTTCCCTGTATTGTTGGGGTCGACCTTTCTGCTACAACGGATATTACAAGCATCAACTTTGAGTTCCCGCTCCCGGATGGTCGTGTATACGTTCACAGTCATTCCTTTATTCCGGAAGACAAGGTGGATGAGAAGATCAAACGAGACAAAGTGCCATATCGCCTATGGGAGAAGCAAGGGTATTTGACTTTCACTCCTGGGGGTGTAGTAGATTATGATTGGATCATTTCGTATATTATGACGAAGGCTAAGATTTGGGATATCAAAGAGATCTGCTATGATCCATGGAACGCTACTCAAATGGCCAACACCTTGACCAATGAGGGTTTTCTTTGTGTGGAGATTCGCCAAGGCTACAAAACACTTTCTGAACCGACCAAGGATGTGTACAAGTTGGTTCTTCGTGGGAAATACATTCACAACAATAACCCAGTGTTATCTTGGGCAATGAGCAATGCGGTTGCAGTTTCCGATCCAGCCGGCAATATCAAGCTGGACAAGTCGAAGGCGCAGTACCGGATTGACCCGGCGGTTGCGGCAGTGATCAGCCATGTTCGTGCGATTCTTCGACCATACGAGAATGAGTCCAGGAGCGTTTATTCAGAAAGAGGGATTGCATATTTATGATGAAATTAAAAAACGGACTCAAGCGGATCGGCAAGGCCATTGGAAGTCATATGGATGATCTGTTTTTGTTATTGGGCATGAGCCTATTAATTTTTGGGATCCATCTCATATCAATACCCGCAGCCTTCATTGCTGCGGGTGTTTTGTTGATGGGGTTTAGTTTTCTTTTGGCGAGGGGGTGATAAATAAATGGGGTTATTCGGAAAGCTTGTAGAGCGGCGCGGTGATTCGATAGCAAATCCATCAAATTCGATGGTAAGTTTCTTAACCGGTGGACTGCAGAGTTATACAGGAAAGGTTGTCACGGAGGGGAATGCATTGACCTTTTCGGGCGTGCTTGCTTGTGTAAACGTGATCAGTGATACCGTCGCATCTTTACCGTTGTTTCTCTATGAGAAGAATCAAGACACTCGCACCAAGGCTAGGGACCATCCGTTGTACGAATTGTTACATGATCAACCGAATCCTGAAATGACTTCGGCATCTTTCAGAGTCATGATGCAAGCGCATCTACTCTTATGGGGGAATGCATACGCGGAGATCCAGTGGGGAAATGACGGATATCCAAAGGCGCTTTGGCCATTGAATCCGTCGACAACAATTATGGAACGAGAGCAAGGTACCAAGAAGCTCCGGTACCGGGTTTCGATTCCAAACGGGAAACAAGTCATATTGCCGGCGGAAAATGTGTTGCACCTGGTAGGGCTCACCTTGGATGGGATCCAGGGGATTTCGCCGATTGGATTGGCTCGTGAGGCTATTGGTCTTGGGTTGTCAGCTGAAGAATTCGGTTCAAGATTCTTCGGGAACAATGCAACTCCAGGGGGAGTACTCGAGCATCCAAAGGCTTTAGGGAAGGATGCCCAAGGGAATCTACGTGAGTCATGGAATGAAATGCACAAAGGACTTGAGAACTCGCATCGTATTGCGATCCTTGAAGAGGGAATGCAGTACAAACAAATTGGGATTCCACAAAAGGATGCTCAATTTTTGGAAACGCGTAAGTTTCAGCTTGAAGAAATTGCAAGGATCTACCGGGTACCGCAGCATTTGATTGGCGTATTGGATAAGGCGACCTTCTCAAACATCGAGCATCAAGACATTTCGTTTGTTAAGCATACGATTCGTCCTTGGTTGGTTCGCTGGGAGCAGTCGATGGTTCGATCTCTTTTAACATCGATCGAGAGGAAGCGATATTCAATTGAATTCAACGTGGATGGCCTCCTTCGAGGGGATATTAATACGCGGTATAAGGGATATCATTTCGCCATTAACGATGGATGGATGAGTGGGAATGATGTGAGGAAACTGGAAAACATGGAACTGCAAGATGGATTGGATGAATATTTCATCAATGGCAACATGAAACCAGTGAAAGAAATCCTTGTGGGAGGTGGGAAGAGTGAATAGCAAAGAACGAGAACAAAGAAGTAATGTGTTTTTACCAAGCGTTGAACTTCGCGCAGCTGAAGAAGAAGGTAAGATGAAAAAGATTGTTGGTTACGCGGTGAAGTGGGACCAGCGATCAAAGCCGATTTGGGGATTTTTCCAAGAGCAATTCAGAAAGGGTGCTTTTCAAAAGTCGCTATCGAATCAGGAAGTTGTTGCAACATGGCAGCACCGCATGGAGGAGGTTCTGGGAAGAACACCTGGCACTCTGTCGGTTCTTGAGGATGAGATTGGTCTTCGGTATGAAATCGATCCACCTACTTGGGCGGAAAGGCATATCGAAACGATCGAACGCGGGGATGTGCGGGGAAGCTCTTTTATCTTTCATGCAACAAAGGAAGAATGGGATGAAACGGATCCAGACATGGCAGTACGAACAGTTCTTGAAGCGGATCTGTTTGAGGTTTGCCCGGTAACCATTCCGGCATATCCGCAAAGTGTTGCATCGACAAGGTCGGCACAAGATGTTTTTGAATCGCGAGCAAGCGTAAGTGAAAGTGCAGTTGAGCTCGAGTTGATGAAATTGGAATTGGATCTTTTAGAGATGGAGGGAAAATAGATGAATGAAAGAACAAGAGAATTACGGCAACAGCGCGCAGATCTAATTGGCCAAGCCCGTGTCATGTTTGATAAGGCGGGTAAAGAAAAGCGAAGCATGAACGCAGATGAGAAGGTTGTTTGGGATAAGCACATGGCGGATGTGCGAAAGTTCGATGATCAAATTGCCGAAGAGGGGCGGAATGATCAGCTGTCAGCTTTGGAACAATCCATTGCTGGAAATGGTGAACCTCAAGCTGGCCAGATTGATTTAGGTACCCGTGCAGGTAAAATTCATCCAACGAATACACCTGAGTATCGTTCGGCATTTGGTAAGTTTTTGTCTGAGGGCCGTACTGCAGCATTCACCAATGAAGAGATGCGAGCTTTGCAAGCAAGTGTTGCAATTAGTGGTGGAAATATCACCGCGCCGCAAGAGTTTGTGAAGAAGCTCCTTGTGGGCTTGAAGTCTGAGGTGTGGATGCGACAATTCGCGACCGTCTTTGAGCTTAAGACTGCTTTGAGCATGGGTATTCCAACGCTCGATACAGACATTGCTGATGCGGACTGGACAACAGAGCTTTCAACAGGCAGCGAAGGCACATTGGAGTTTGGAAAGCGTGAGTTGAAGCCTCAAGCATTGGCAAAACGAATCAAGGCTTCAGATACTTTGATGCGATTGGCTGCATTGCCGATTGAAGATATCATTCGGGATCGTTTGATGTACAAATTCGCAGTAGCTGAGGAGAAAGCCTTCTTGACTGGTGATGGAAATGGTAAGCCTTTGGGTGTATTTACACCAAGTGCAAATGGTATTCCAGTAGCCCGTGATATTTCAGCAGGTAATACCGCTACGGCAATTACCTATGACGGCTTACTAGCAACGAAAATGGCACTGAAAGAGGGCTACCGTCGAAACGCACGCTGGATGTTCCATAGTGATGCGGTTCTTCAGATCCTTCAGCTGAAGGATGGGGCCGGTCAGTACGTCTTGAATCCGAATCTTCCTGAAGCAGATAAGATTTTGAACATGCCTTATCACACTTCTGACTTTGCGCCGAACACCTTCACCACGGCTCAGTATGTTGGCCTATTGGGTGATTTCAGTCACTACTGGATTGCTGATGCATTGGATATGAGAGTCCAGCGTTTGATCGAGCTTTATGCAGAGAACAATCAAATTGGCTTCATCGGTCGTAAAGAGACTGATGGCCAGCCAGTAATGGGTGAAGCCTTTGCCCGAGTGAAACTTGGCTAGGAGGTAAATGATGAGAGTAAAAATGAAGAAGACATCCGCGTCTAGCGCGGGTGTCTTTTTAAACAATCACGAGTATGAAATTGAAAATGAATTAGCAGAGTCATTGGTTGTGGTGGGCGCTGCGGTTTCCCTGGAACCACAAGAAAAAGATTTTGAAGAAGATCATGAAGATGATCCTGAATCTTTATTGAAGCATGTGGGCGGCGGATATTATGAGCTGCCAAACGGCGAACGGGTCAAGGGAAAAGAGAAAGCAGAAAAAGTGTTGGCTGATTATCTGGAGGGACAAGAAGAAAAGTCTGCAGAAGATGCAGCTGATCAGAAGGGTGATGAATAATGGGCATTAAATTGATTACGCCGGCAAATTCATTGCCAATTGAGTTGAGCCTCGTTAAGCAGCATCTACGATTGGATGAAGAAGATACTTCTGAAGACGTATTGTTGGCTCAATTTATTCTCGCTGCTGAAGGGGTGTGTGAGAACTACCAGGGAAGGGTGTTTTCAAAAAAGAGCTATTGTGCTTATTTTGACTGGATCGTAGAATCGGCGAAGCTACAATTTCCTCCTTTGATCTCTGTCACAGAAGTGAAAGCGAAGCTTTACGATGGCACGGAGATGGTTATCCCATCAGCTGATTATTTTGTGGATACGAATTCGTTCCTTGGAAGAGTGGTCCTGAAGGATCCATCGAAATACACAGGCACACATTTGGAACCGGCCGGCTATCAGATTATTTTTGAAGCGGGTTATGATACGCTGCCAGACAATTACCGCCAGGCACTGTTGCTTCTAACAGCTCACTACTATGAAAATCGGGAAGCAGTGCTTATCGGTACGATCTCAAAAGTAATGGAGTTTTCTGTGTTTGCATTGCTGGACCCTGATCGGGTGGTGGTCGTTTGAGAGCAGGAGCATTAAATAGGCGAATTACCTTCTTAGAAAAAAGTGAGGGCAGTTCTGCTGAAGGGTATCCGGAAGAACAGCAATATACCCCGGGCCCTTCGTGCTGGGCGGGAGTGAAACCCATTACTGCTAAAGAGACATTTGCTGGCAATACGGAAAAGACAGAAGCTACAACACTGATTACGATTCGGTACCGAAAGGACATTGATGAGTCTTTTGTGATTTCGTATAATGGCAAGATTTATGAAATTGAGTCAATCGTCGATGTGAACGAAGGGCACTTCAAAATGGAGATCTTGGCCAAGAGAAGGTAAGGTGAAGTAAATGGGTGTTGATCTTGAATTCAAAGGCTTTGAAGAATTAACGGCCAAGCTTGTTGAAAAGGGTAAAAACATTGGTCGAATTGAGAATAAGGCTTTGAAGGAAAGCGCGAAAGTGCTACGAGATGAGATCAAGAGGCGCGCACCGAGAAGTCAGAAGCCCAGGAAGAATCCCAAGTCAGGCAAACATACTTGGCGAACAGGGAAACATGCTGCTGATCATATTTCGATTTCGGGAGTAAAGACGGATAAGTACGGCTGCAAGAATGTGTTTGTCGGTGTGGAGAAAGGCGATATGTCACCATATTTCTACATGAAGTTTTTAGAGTGGGGAACATCGACAATAACGGCCACTCCCTTTGTTTTGCCGGCGAAGGAAGCGAAAAAGGCAGAAGTGTTCAAGAAACAGGAAGAAGTGTTGAGAAAGGAGCTTGCCCGTGATTGATTTGGGCGGACAGATCAAGTCCGCATTGGAGACTGATCCGGATGTGGTTGCGCATGCCGGTGAGAAGAAAGTACATCGGCTGAAGGCTCCCGAAGGAATCAAGTCACCGTACATCACGTTCTTTGAAGTGGTGAATGATGACACGAACTTCGCGGATAATGAGCCTTTATCAGCCAAGTTGATCTACCAGGTGGATGTTTGGTGTGAAAAGAAAGACGTTTCGCACCTAGTTCCCCTATCAAATGGAGCGGAGAAAGTGATGAAAGCCCTGGACTTTTCGCGCATCGATGCTCAAGAATTTTATGAAAATGATACTGGGCTGTATCACAAGGCAGTCAGGTATCAAATTGCCAAAGATTATGAGGAGGAATAGATATGGGTTATGAAGTTGGAGTAGATAATCTTCACGTAGCGGTGATTACTTCAGAAACAGATAGTGCGACTGTCTATGAGGCACCAGTTGCAGTACCAGGTGTCAAGAGTATCGGGCTTTCAACCAACGGTGCATCTGCCACTCAGAGTGGAGACAACCGGATCTTAGATGTTGAGACCTCGCGTGGTGCAGTAAATGTGGCGATTGCCGCTGCAAGCTTGCCAGCGGATGTTAGAGCATTATTACTTGGTCATGCGATCAATGCAACGGACAAAACGCTCGTTGAAAAGTCGGGCGACCAAGCGCCGTATATTGCATTGGGATTCAGATCCAGCAAGTCGAATGGAAAAGCGAAGTACGTTTGGTTATACAAGGGTAAAGCTATGGAACCGGATGAGACTCATGCTGGGAAAGACAATGGTTCTACTACCTACAAGACGCCTTCAATCAACATGGTTTTTATCCCGCGGCTTGATGAAAAAATTAAGATTACCGGTGATGAAGACGATGCAGGATTTACTGCAGCGGCAACATGGTTTAGTGCAGTGTATGAAGAGTCAACGGGCGTATAGGAGGTAGTGAATGAGCAATGTGAAAGAGATGGGTGTGCAGTTGGTTCTTGATAAGCCGCGCACCTTGCGGTTTGATTTTAATGCGATGATCGACATCGATGAGAAATACGATGGTGTTAATAATGCAATTGCAGAGTTAAATGCAGATGAACCAGGTCGCATAGTGAAAACATTGAAAACGATTCGGTATCTTGTTTTCAAGGGTTTACTACATGAGGATCCGGATCTCACGGAAGAAGAGGTTGGCCGCTTGTTGACTTATAACATGGAAGCGCCGGCAAAGATTAATGATGCCCTCATGCAAGCTTTTGGAATCGCTTTGCCTGAGGTTGAAGAGGACGTAGAGATAAAAAACGAGTAGGAGTCAGTTCTGAATCCCCTGGATGGGATTGGGATTGGCTCTTTTATATGGCAGTAGTCCACTTGAGACTGAGTGAGGAGAGCTTCTGGCGGATGACTCCCCGGAAGCTTTTTGCCATTTTGCGAGTGGATGCAGAATTTAAGAATCCTAAGAGAAAGTCAGAGAAGAAATTTATTGATGAAGTGCTCTTTTAGAAGGAGGGGATTGACTTGGCAGGGCAAGGTGATAAGTATGATCTGTATACCAGAGTAGGAATGGATGATGGTGACTTTCAAAAGGGCATTGAGAGTATCAACCGGGGTCTTCGGGTGATGAAATCAGACTTCAAAGTTGCCCAAGAGAAAACAAAGACTTTTGGAACCTCCTTCGATGCTTTGGGTGAAAAGTCTGGACAGCTAATGAAACGATTGGATCTGACTAGACAAAAATCTAAGCTTCTTCAACAACAAATCGATGATTCTTCAAAGGTCTATGGTGGTAATTCGAAACAGGTTGAAAAACTAGAGATACAGTTGAATAATGCTAGATCGGAGGAGTATCGCCTTGAACGCCAGCTGAAGGAAACCAATGAGCAGATTGCCAAGCAGTCAACGCGATTTGGTAGGCTGCAAGCGAAGATAGAGGAATCTGAGACGAAGCTGAAAGCCTTTGGTGGTGCTATGAAGAGTGCTGGATCCGGCATGATGCTATCACTTACAGCACCCTTGTTGGCAGCGGGCGTAGCATCAACAAAGCTCGCCATGGACACCGGTGAGACGGAGAACTTATACAAGGTTTCGGTTGGGAATATGAAGGACTCCTTTGACGTCTTTGTGGCAACGATGCAAGATGGTCTTGGATTGAACAAGTATGCAGTTCAAGAGTTTTCGGCAACCTTAAACACCATGTTTGATTCAATGAAGTTTGGCGAAGAGTCATCCTTCGAGATGTCCAAGGGATTAACTCAGTTAGCTTACGACATGTCGTCATTTTACAACATGGATCCGGATGAAGCTTTCAACAAGTTGCAGGCTGGAATTACCGGTGAAGCTGAAGGTTTGAAACGACTCGGCATTATGATCGATGAGGCGACAATCAAGTCATATGCATACCAAAATGGGATAGCAGAACAAGGCACTGCACTAACTGAGAACCAGAAGGTGCTTGCCCGGTACGCAGCCATTATGGACCAGACAGGAAAAGCCCAGGGTGATTTAGCCAGGACGATTGACAGCCCAACAAATCAGATGCGGATCCAAATGGAGAGCATCAAGGAATTGGGTGCCGAATTTGGTAATGTGTTGTTGCCAGCAGTGGCAGACATGCTGAAGCCAATCAAGAATTTGACGGATTGGCTGAAGGGACTGGATGATGGACAGAAGAAGTTGGTGGTTGGTGTTGGAATTTTTGCGGCATCCCTGGGTCCAGTTGTTATGATGGCTGGACAACTGACAATCGCACTTCCTGGCATTATTACGGCGTTTGGAGCGCTGAAGTTGGGTGCAGCAAAACTGGGTGCTGGTTTGAAATTCTTGGCGACAAATCCATTTGCGCTTACTGTAGCGGCCATGACTGCTATCGTTATCATTTCTAAGAAGATCTATGACAATTGGGAGACTTTTGCACCATTTGCAAATGCAATTTGGGCGACCGTTGCTGCAGGAGTGGATGTTGCATTTGATGGAATCAATGTGGCTTTTCAAGGATCGAAGATGGCATTCGCGAAGCTTCTGGATTTTTGGCTAGGCGGATGGTTAGAATTTTATGGCAGCCTTGCTTCTATGGGTAAGGATCTTCCGATAATTGGTGGGGCATTTGAGTTTGCATCAGAGAAAATGAATGGCATGGCTGAAGGCTTGCAGAAGTTCTCACAGAATGCGACCGAGGATTTTGCGAAAGCAAAGGATAGCCTAGCGGAATCGCGCGAGAGCTTTACTGAGAATGCGGATAAAATGGGCGAAGCAGCCAAGGAATTGGCCGGCAAGCTGAAGGAACACTTTGCCGGTGGTGTGAAAGACGCTGCAGATGAGGCGAAGGATGAAGGTGTGCCGGCATATACGGACGCGGGCGAAGCTCTGGCTCTTGCACTTGCTGAAGGGATTGAATCCGGAAACGGTGCGGTGAAGGATGCATCGGTAAATTTGGTAGACTCATTCAAACAAACGGTTGATGATTTGAAATCAGCTTTGGTGAAAGCGCTGAAGATGAGGATCCAGGAGTCTTATGATCTAGAGAAAGAGAACCTTGAAAATGAGGTTCAGGCTTTGGAAGAATGGAAGGATGAAAGTATAGATCGTATCAAATCGGTTTATGATGCCAGAAAAGATGGGCTTGAGAAGCAGAAAGATGCGGTCATCGATGCGCTGGATGATGAAAAGGATCGACTAGACAAGTGGAAAGACGAAAGCATAAAGGCGATTGAAACGGTTCGAGATGCGAAGCTAAAGGCTCTGCAGGATCAGATCGATGCACTGGATGAACAGGAGAAAGTGAAAGATCGAGCCGTATCATTTGATGAAGAGCAAGAGCAGATCGATCAGCTGAAGCTTTTGATTGAATATGAATCGGATGAAGGAAACCTGAAGACAATGCAGGCGGAACTGGACAAGGTTCTGCAGGCCCGTGAAGCGCGGCTCCATAAGGAATCCATTGAAGATAAGAAAGATTCTTTGAAGGATGAGATGGAGGCTGTGAAGGAAGCGGCGGACACCGAGAAGGAAACGATTGAGGATCGCTATGAGCATCAAAGTGAAATGTTGGAGAAGCGGATCGAGGACACGCAGCGGTATTACGATACCCAGGCTGAGCTTATGGAGTTGGCCAAGGAATCGGAGTTGATATCTATCAATTCTCTTTACGAAGCATCAAAGGGAACGCTTGATCAGAAGCAGTTGGATCTCGATGCCTTTTATGCGAAGAAACTGGAAGATTCAGCAATCAATGCGGAAGCAGAGAAGCTGATTATTGATCAGAACCAGCAGGAAATTTTGGAGTTGCTGAAGGGATATGGTGATGGGTACCAGGCAGTTGGGAAGAGTCTTGGCGAACGATTGGTTGCAGGTTTTGGACCACAGGTGGATAAGATTGCTTCCATGATTGCGAATGTCCAAACGAAGTTGAGTGCGGCGCAGTCTCAGGCAGATTCACTTAAGACGAATGCAACAGGTTCGAATACAACGAATATTACTACTTCAACAACCAATGATTCAAAGATCGTGAACAATAACGTCACGATTCAATCCAAGGGATCCGGAACGGCTGCAGAGCGGCGGACCTATGAGGGCGTACAGCGGAGGTTGAGTTTTGAGATGGCCATGTAGGGGAGGGATGAAATGGACCGAGAAATAATATTTACCAATGCCCGGGGCAAAAGTATCCGGTTGAATGATAATCGTCCTTTCATCCTAACGAAACTGGAAGGGGTATCTGCACCGGCAACGAGCATATATTCCAGAAGGGCTCCGTATCAGGATGGTCGGAGCTTTTCTCATGTAACGCTTGAACCCAGGGTGATTGTGATCGAGGGGGCGTTTCCAAAGGATGGAGACAGGTTTGAGAATCGCCGGCGATTGATGGAAGTTTTCAACCCAGGGTTGAAGACCTTTGGAGATCTGCAGATCCAGATGGGAACCCTCAAAAAGAAAGCACGCTGCATTGTGGATAGTTCGCCGGTTCTTCCGGAAACGGAGGGACCTTATCAGCGGTTCCAGGTGCAGCTCTTTTCACCGGATCCATATTTGATAGATGTGGTGGAAACACTCGCTTCGATGACTGAGTGGGAAGGCGGTGTGGAGTTTCCTTTCACTTGGCCAACTGTGTTTGCGGTTAGGAGTTCGAATCAAACCATTGAGATTGTGAATGGCGGAGATGTGCCGGCACCGGTGAGAATTGATTTCTATGGACCGGCAACGAATCCTAAGGTAGAGAAGCTGGAGACCGGGGAGTTTATCCAGGTGAATAGAACCCTGACGGCCAATGAAATTCTTTCCATTGATACGAGCTTTGGAAACAAAACGGTGATCTTGAAGAATCTAAGCACAGGTGAAGAGATTAATGCCTTTGGGTACCTGGATCTTTCATCTGTATTTCTTTCGCTCGATGTGGGAGCCAATACGCTGAATTACACCGCGGGAGAGACGGGGGTTGAAACCCTGGTTGAGGTTCGATATGCAGGGAGGTACATTGGCTTATGATTCGATTATTTGATGATCAGTTCAATCCTCTTTGTGAGATTGATGATTTTGAGAGCCTGGTGTACGTCCGGAAGCACTACGGTGCTGGGGAGTTTACCCTGGTACTGGATCCGCATGCATGTCATGCATCGTTATTTAAAAACAAGGATTATTTTCTTGTGGTTGATAAGGACCCGAGAAAGTCGGGGATCATACGATTCTTTGAGCAGAGCGATGATGAAGAGTCGAAGCTTGAGATTCGAGGATTTACCCTGGAGTCTGTACTCAATCGCCGGCTGGTTATTCCTCCGGATGGCCAGGCGTATGATGTGATATCCGGATCAGCGGAAACAGCCATCAAGCATTATGTGGGGAACCATGTGACCGCACCGGTGGATCCAGCCAGGGTATTTGCAAATTTCACGATGGCAGCAGATCAGAATCAAGGTGTGCCGGCAAAGAAATATGCCAGGTACGATGAGCTTTTGAGTGTGATCAGTGAAATCGGGGAGCAGTCGAAGATGGGGTTTGAGGTTCTGTTTGATTTGGAGTCCAAGAGTTTGATCTTTGATGTGGTACCAGGTGAGGATCATGCAGTTGGATCCGCTTCGCCGGTGATCTTCTCGATGGAGTACACCAACTTGGAATCACAGACATTCACAGTAGATGCGTTAAAGGAAAAGACGACTGCTTATGTAGGTGGAGGTGGGGAGGAAACATCCCGTCCTGTAATTGTAGTTGGTGGATCCGCGGTTGGACTCGCTCGAATTGAAACCTTTGTGAATGCAAGTAGTGCTGAGGTAGTGGATCTTTCTGATATTGGGACCCAGGAGCTTGTGTCCATGAATTTGATTGAAACAATTGCTGGCGTGGCACTTGATTCAATGGGACCATTCACCTATGGGGTTGATTATTCCCTGGGGGATGAAGTGACGGTGGTGAATTCTTCGAATGGGGAAGCCGTTACAGTACAGATCGTTGAAGTGAAAGAAACGATTGAAGAGGATGGCCATGAGGTGGAGTTGATCTTTGGCCAAGGGCGGCCGTTATTGTCGGATGTCCTAAAGAACAAGTTTAAGCAATATGACAAATTACTGAGGAGGTAGAGATGGAGCATTCAAGATTTTTTGATAGTGTGAATGGGGATCGGGTCTATCCCGCTTCCTCATTCTCTGAATTCTTTGCTTCAATCATTGGTACAGGGGTTCAGTCCTTGGGGCCGAATCTCCAGGTGCTTGAGGTACCAGGAGCCATGAAAGTTGAGATTCAGCCGGGAGTGGCCTGGATCAACGGATACTTCTACATGGTGGATGTGGATAAGCTGCAGCTAACGATTGATGGAGCAGATCCGAATGATCTTCGCTATGACCGGATTATTTTGAGGTGGGATCTTCAGAATAGAGAGCTGACGGTGAAGGTCCTGAAGGGGATTCCAGATGTGAATCCGGTGATCCCTGCGCTAACTAGGACTGAATCTATTTATGAGATCTCCTTGGCCAAGATCGATGTGACTGCTGGGAAGAGTTATTTGGAACAGAGTCAGCTCATTGATGAGCGGGCAGATGATTCTTTATGTGGTCAGGCTGGGCTTCTTGTGTTGGTGGATGGCTTGGATCCGAGTCAGTTTGGTTCAGTGGATGATGTGGCAGCAAACACCCAGTCGATCAGCAATCTTTTAGATGGAACCCAGAAGGCAGGTGACGCAAGTAAGATTGACGGGAAGAAGATTTCAGTCTCTTCAGTTGAGCCGGCCGCTCCTTCTGAAGGGGATTTATGGATTGATACAACTGTGTAGGGGGTGAGTGGATGGCGCAGCTGAAGGCGAGAGTGGGGACTGAATGGGTGGTTCCCAGCAATATCAAAGCATGGGATGGGTCCCAATGGATTCCAGAGCGAATGGGGCGAGTTCGAGTTGGTGCTGAATGGTTGGAGATAATGAGATATGCATTTCAACGACTATTTTCTGCAGATACGAATGTTGATAAATATTATGAACTGAACATAGAAACGCTAACGGTTATTAATGAATCAGCGGGGGTGAGTCCTGGTGGGATGGGTGGAATAGAGGAGAGAGTTTTTGCCGGTCGCACAGGTTCGTCGACAGATTATTTCTATGAATTGAATCCTGATTCACTTGCTGTAATTCAGGGTGGAAGTTATGCTGGCAATCCCTCAGGGGCTGGTGGTACAAGTGCTCGCTTATTTAAATGTGAAGATGTTTCCGGAGAAGAAAAAAATCATGAATTGAATCCTGAAACTCTAGCAAAGATTCATTCTGTTTCTTCACAAAGTACAGCTCCATCAGGGATTGGAGGGATGCTACTTAGATTGTTTGCTTGTGATAAGTCTGCAGATAAGAATTATGAGCTAAATCTTGATACGTTAGGGATTATTAATTCATTAAGCTCACAGGCAGGCTATCCAGCAGGTATCGGTGGGGTAAATGATCAATTGTTTGCTGCAGACAGTTCCACGGAGAATTTGTATGAATTGAATCCTGATTCACTTGTGGTGATTAGAACGGTAACAGCTCCAAGTACTTATACAACAGGGATTGGTGGAACAAAAGTATCGTGAGGAGAGAATGATGAAGATTTTGAAATTTACGGGACAATTAGTTGACCTAATGGGTTTGGATGCCCGAAAGAATTGGGAGAAGGATTGTGGCTTGAGATTTTCTTCAGGACATCAAAATGCTGAAGAAGAGACCACTTTGATGGAAGTTATCGATGAAGAGAAGACGGCAAAGTATTTTGCTTTGTCAGAAGTGGAAGTCTTGACGGTTGGGCAGGCGAATCTAGTGATTGCTGAGAAGATGGATAAAACTATCTTTCGTCGATATGACGATGCGCTCTATGGGGCGAACATTCAGAAGAAGATTGCGGATGGATCCTTGGATATCGATCTGATGCAGCCTGACTGGACGGATCAGCAAGAGCTGGAGTTTTTGTACAATGCCGGAGTGAGTGGGATCAAAAGACAAGAGTTTGTTGCTCCACGTTTTGTAGAGTAGAAGTCGAATGCATGGGGAGGCGTGAATGGCACAATTACAGGAATACTTTTCGAAGGTGCTTGATGGATCCAACCCGGCGATCGGGTTTGTCTTTTCTGCGATAAGCTACTTGCTCTTTCCGGATCAAGCTTTCTTCACCAGTATTGTTGCGGTGGGGGTGGCAATGATCTTGGATATCCTAACGAAGTTTTGGTCCTTGGCCAAGCAGAATCAAGGGTACCGGGAAGCGGTAAAAACGAGGGCGATTTATAGCAAGACTCTATGGGATAAGACGAAGATCAAATTGTTTTCGTACTTGTGCATTATGATTCTGGCAGGACTCAGCTATAGGGTAGCACCCCTGAAGGAAATGGGGATCTTCTTTGCAACGGTGGTTTACGCGGTTATGTTCCTTCGGGAAGGGCAGTCGGTAGTGGAAAATTTAATGGATGGAGGAGCTGACCTTGGGTGGCTTCTTTTTTGGGTGAAGCGAAAGCAGAAACAGATATTGGAATCAGAGATTGATGAGTACCAGGGGAAGAGAAGGGAGGATGATGATTATGAAAACCGAGTATAAAACAAGCGTTAAACTCATCACTCAGAATCGATATTCTCGCCCAGGTAGGCGATTAAAAGGCATGAGGGGGTTGGTGGTCCACTGGGTCGCTAACCCCGGCTCAACGCCGAGAGGGAACCGGAATTTCTTTGAGAATCGAAAGCTTGGGAAGGATGGATTTGGATCAGCTCATGAGATCATTGGGATCACCGGAGAAAGGTTGCTCTGCATACCTGAAACGGAGTTGGCCTATCATGTGGGATCAAAGACCTACACCAAGCGGGCACTTAGCCGGCTATCCTCATATCCAAACGATTATACCTATGGGCTTGAGTTTTGCCACAAGGATTGGACCGGGGAGTTCACAGAGGAGATGCTGGATTCCGCAGCGCATCGATGCGCAGAGCTTTGCCTGAAGTACGATCTGGATCCTGCGCGAGATATTTGGACGCACCAGCAGGTGGTGGGCTGGAAGGAATGCCCGAGATGGTTTGTGAAGAAGCCAATGGAATTTCAAAAATTCAAAGAAAGAGTGAAGGAGATTGTGATGCCGAAACAATTGGAGAAGTGGCAAAGGGAACTTGGCCGAAAAGCAGTCAAGGAATTGAGTGATCGAGGGATCTTAAAGGATCCGGATAAGTGGAACCAGGAAGATGAGCTGGCAAAGCCGGCACCAACGTGGTTGATGCTTACAGTTCTTGCGCGATATGCAGAGGAGGATGAGAAGAATGAAAAAAACGATTAAGGTTTTGATGGTGGTCCTGGCAGTGATTTTGCTGGGTGTTTTGATTTTGGGGTTCCAGGGAGTGATCACTATGCCGGTCGCCGTGAATGTGGTGGCTGTAGGAGTATTCATTGGGGTGCTCCTGGTACTAACCTACATGGGGCAGATCGGAGTGGTGAAGAAAATTCTGCTTTCTTTGGTGATTGAGGCCGAGCATATCTACGGTTCCGGAACAGGTAAGATGAAATATAATCATGTGCTTGGGAAGACATACTTCATGATCCCAAGTGTGGTTAAGATGTTTATTACTGAGCAGACGATTAGTGAAATGTTGGAAGTTGCTGTAGATCAGTTGCATGTTTTTCTTACAGAGACAACAAAAGAATAG